GATGCGCGAGACGGCATCGGGCACGCTCTACATCGACAAGCAGGCGGCCAGCAGCCAGGCCATCAGCTATTTTCAGAGCGGCGGCGGCTTCTTTGCACAGAGCCAGTCCCGCTACACCGCCGCCAGCACCTGGCTGTCGACCCGCAGCATCACCGCCGACCATGTGGGATACCTGTGGGTGCAGGGCGAGACGGACTATCTGGCGACCCAGGCCGACTACTACACCGCACTGCAGACGCTGATCGGCAGCCGGGTGAGTGCTGGCCTGCAGCCAGCAAGCGCGATGGTGGTGCTGGCGCAGATGGCCGCTGGCACCTCGCGCTACGGTGCTGGCGTGGCAGCAGCCAAGCAGCAGTGGGCTGACGCCGACAGCCGCGGCCGGATCATCAGCCCGCCGGCCTACATGAACGTGGACAACCTACATTGGAGCGGCCGCGGCCAGGTGCAGCTCGGCTATGACGCATTCGCGGCCGTCTTTCGGCGCGGCAGGGTGATCACATGATCGGTGCATCGGCCATTGGTGAGGCGCCCATCGGTGCACTGTCGGCATCCGGCGGCGGCAGCGGATCAGGCGATCTCGTGCTGTCAGCCGCGGATTGCACCCAGGCCAACAGCAGCAGCACCGGCGCAGTCTTATTTGCCGGAGGCGGCTTTGCGCTGGCAGCTGCCAACTGCATCCAGGCCAACGCCTGCACAGGTGGTGCCGTGGCGTTTGCTGCGGCGGCGCCGCTCATGCTGGCAGCGGCCGACTGTGTGCAGGCCAATGCCTGCACCGGCGGGGCGGTGATGCTGCAGTCTTTGGGCGCTGGCCTGTACTGCTCGCAGGCTGGATTGGCGGCCCGCTTCGGAGAGATCGAGCTCGTACAGCTCAGCAACCCCGATGACCCGACGGCGACGAATATCAATGAGCTGCGTGTCGACGATGCAGTCGCCGACATCGATGCGCTGATCACCGCCAAGCTGCAGGCGCGATACGCCGTGCCGCTGTCAAGCGTGCCGCGGGTGCTGCGCAACATCGCCTGCGACCTGGTGCGAGCCAGGATGTACGAGGACCGCATCCCCGACCGTGTTGCCGAGCGCGAGCGTGCAGCCCTGAAGCTGCTCGATGAGATCGCCGCCGGCCGGGTGCTGCTCGGCCTGGATGAGTTGTCCCAGGCTACGCCCAGCATCGACGGTCCGCAGTGGACCACCGGCAGCAGCAGCAGGGTCTTCTCGCCCACGTCCTTGAGCGACTACGCGCCATGAGCATCGCCGCGGCCGAAGCCGACATCATCGCCACCGTCAAGGCCGACCTGGGCAACCGTGTCCGGCACGTGGTGAGCGTGCCTGCCGAGTGGACCGACGAGCTGCTCAAGCAGATGCTGCTGATGACGCCTTTCGTCGCGGTGGCTTTCGCCGGCGGCACGGCGCCGAAGCCGGGGTCCACCGCCGCCATGATCGACGGCCTGTGGGAGGTGTACGTGGGCACCGGCCATGCCAGCGGGCAGGAGGCGCGCCGCCTGGGCGATGCGCTGCAGATCGGCGCCTATGCGCTGCTGGAGCGTGTGATCGGCCTGCTGCACGGCCACCTGGTGCCGGACGTTGGCACGCTGGACCTGCGCAGCGTCGAAAACTTCTTCACCGGCATGGTTGAGCGGCAGGGCCTGGCGGTCTATGGCGCGCGCTTTTCGCTGCCCATGATGGTGTTCGAGCCCGCAACGGTGAACCTTTCCGACTTCCAGACCTTCGCCGCCCAGTACGACCTGCCGCCGCTGGACGACGCCGCCGCGCACCAGGCCTGGCTGGCGGGCGACTACAGCAACAGCGCGCCCGATGCGCGCGACACCGTGACGCTGCCCATCCAGCAGCCCTGACCATCCGGAGCTCCAGCCATGACCTACCCGAGCGCCACGCTCAAGCCCGCCACCGCCGACCTGGTGGTGCGCGATCCGATCACCCGCCTGCCGCTGTCCGTCGACGGCGAGGACAAGCTGCTCGACAGCTACTGGAGCCGCCGCCTGGTCGACGGCGATGTGCTGATCGTGACGGCCGCAGCGCCGCAACCCAAACCCGCGGCCAAGGCCGTATTGAAGCCCGTTTAAGGAGCGCCCCATGAGCCTCAGTTTCAACACCATCCCGATGAACATCCGCACCCCGGGCCAGTACATCGAGCTGGACAACAGCCGCGCCGTGCAGGGCCTGCCGGCCGTGGAGCACAAGATCCTGGTGATCGGCCAGCGCCTGGCGGCGGGCACGGTGGCCGCGGGTGTGCCCACGCGCATCCTGAGCGCGGCGCAGGGTGAGGACTTCTTCGGCCGGGGATCGATGCTGGCCGCGATGCTGGCCGGGCTGCAGGGCGCCAACACCTACACCGAGTGCTGGGCCGTGGCACTGGACGACAACGCGGCGGGCGCCTTTGCCTCGGGCACCATCACCCTGGGCGGCAGCCCCACCGAGGCCGGCACGCTGAACTGCTACGTGGCCGGCCAGCTGGTGCAGGTGGCGGTGGCCAGCGCGGCCACCAGCGGCAGCCTGGCCACGGCCCTGGCTGCCGCCATCACGGCCGACACCACGCTGCCGGTGACCGCGGCCGCGGTGGGATCGGTGGTGACGCTGACGGCGCGCCACAAGGGCGAGGTGGCCAATGGCCTTGACCTACGCTTCAACTACTACAGCGGCGAGCGCACGCCCAAGGGCCTGACCACCACCATCGTGACCATCGGCAGCGGCACTGCCAACCCGGACGTGCAGGCGGCCATCACCGCCATCGGCGACGAGCAGTTCCACACCGTGGTGATGCCCTACACCGACACCAGCAACCTGGCCAAGCTGGAGGCGATGCTGGCTGCACGCTTCGGCCCGATGGTGCAGAAGGAGGGTCACGCATTCGCTGCTGCTGCCGGCACGCACGGCACCATCACCACCCTGGGTGGTGGCCGCAACAGCCCGCACCTGACGATCATGGGTGCCGGCAAGAGCCCCACGCCCACCTACGTGTGGGCGGCCGTGGCCGCCGCGGTGGACGCCTACGAGCCCGACCCGGCCCGGCCGCGCCAGACGCTGGTGCTGCCCGGCGTGCTGGCCCCGGCCATTGCCGACCGCTGGACGCGCGACGAGCGCAACCTGGCGCTGTACGACGGCATCAGCACCACGGTGGTGGACGCCGGCGGCCAGGTGCTGATCGAGCGGCTGATCACCACCTACCAGACCAACGGCTTCGGCGTGTCTGACACCAGCTACCTGGACGTGGAGACGGTGCGCACCATCGCCTACCTGCGCTACACGGTGCGGGTGCGGATTGCGCTGAAGTTCCCGCGCCACAAGCTGGCCGACGACGGCACGAAGTACGGCCCCGGCCAGGCGATCGTGACGCCCAACGTGATCCGCGCCGAGTTGGTGGCGCTGTTCATGGATTGGATGGACGCCGGCCTGGCCGAGGGGCTGGAGCAGTTCAAGCGCGACTTGATCGTGCAGCGTGCGGCTGATCCGAACCGGGTCGACGCGATCATCCCGCCGGACGTCGTCAACCAGTTCCGCGTGTTCGCGGCGCAGGTCCAGTTCCGCCTCTGACGGCGCCTGCGTTTTAGCGCCTGCGAAAGGACATCGATGTCGATTCGAGTGACGATCAAGCACGACGAGCCCGAGGCCGCCGGCAAACACCTGAAGGTGACGGTGGTGACGGTGGGCAACAGCGACGCGCAGGAGCACCAGGTGCTGCTGGATGCTGGCCAGGCCACCACCGTGCAGGTGGGCCCGGGCCAGTTCGTGATGGTGGATGACAAGGAGGCCTGATCATGGGCATGAGGCATTCGAGGGCCTACATCAAGGCCGATGGGGCATTGTTGGAAACGCTGCCTGGCGCCAAGTTGGACCTGGGCGGCGTGGAGCGCACGGCGGTCGAGGGTGACCACGCGGTGCTGGGCTACACCGAGAAGACCAAGGCCAGCGTGCTGACCTGCGAGATCTCGCTCGGTCAGGGCATCAGCCTGGCGCAGCTGCAGAAGATCACGGGCGCGACCGTGACCTACGAGGCCGACACCGGCCAGACCTATGTGCAGCGCAATGCCTTCGTCACCAAGACGCTCAGCGTGAGCAGCGGCGACGGCAAGGTGGCCCTGGAGTTTGCGGGCGACCCGGCCGAGGAGATGGGTGTATGAGCGGCGAGCAAGCGGAGTCGACGGTCTATGCGCTCAAGCACGCGGTCGAGCTCAAGCGTGCCGATGGGTCCGTGGCGGAGACGCTGACGGAGCTGACGTTCCAGCGCCTGAAGGGCGGTGCCGCGCGGCGTGCACTCAACGCCAAGGACAAGGGCACCGGCGAGTTTGTGGCCGCGTTGGTCTGTGCCAGCGCGCAGATCCCGCCCAGCACCTTCGACATGCTGGACGCCGAGGACGTATTCGGCGCGATGGAGATCGCCACCGGTTTTTTCGGGGTGTCCCTGCCAACCTGATCGAGGTGATGGCGGAGGTGGCCTACGTGTACCACTGGCCGCCCAGCGAGTTGGACGCGATGACGGTTGACGATCTGCTGCTGTGGCACGGGCAGGCAGCACGGATCCAGCGCGAAGTGAACAAGGCGCCTTGACGAAAGTCGGGCGCTCGGCGTTTGAAAGGCGAGTGACCCACGATGTTGAAGCTGCAGTTCGTGATCGAGGCGGTCGACAAGGCCACCGCACGGCTGGGCGCTGTCAACAAGGCAGTGGACACCTCGGTGGACCGCATCACCGCCCCGGCCCGCAAGCTGCGCGCCGCACTCAACGGCCTGGTGAACGAAAGCGGCATCGATCGTATCGGCGCGGCCTGGTCGAATGTGCAGGACAAGCTGATGCGGCTGCCGATGGTGGCCGCGATCTCGATGGGCGGGGCCTTCACCGTGATGAAGCACACCATCGACGAGACCGACCGCATGGTGGACGCGGCCCGCAAGCTCAACGTGCCGATCGAGCAATACCAGCGGCTTGGCTTTGCAGCCAGCGTGAGTGGCAGCAGCATCGAGGAGATGGGCGGCAGCCTGCAGTTTCTCAGCCAGAACATGGTCGAGGCGATCAACGGCAGCAAGGATGCCCAGCTGTGGTTCGCACGCGTGGGCATCCCGCTGGCCCAGCTCAAGAAGATGAACGCCGTGGAGGTGTTCGAGCGCATTGCCGACAAGTTCAAGGCAGTGGGCGATGCAGGCCAGAACGCCGAGAAGAAGATTGCGGTGACGCGTGCCCTGATGGGCCGTGGTGGTGCTGAGCAGGTGCAGATGCTCAACCAGGGCAGCGCGGCCCTGCGCGAGTACTACAAGGAGGCCGATAAGTACGGCGTGCTCAACGCCAAGCAGGCCGATGAGTTCAAGGAGTCGGCCGACAACTTCAAGCGGTTCGAGGCATCGCTGCGCGGGCTGCTGGCGGCCATCACGTCGGCTGCGCTGCCGGGCCTGGACAAGCTGCTGCTCAAGGTCGCATCCATGAATGCCCAGAACCGGCTGGAGCTGGGCGAGAAGATCGGCGCCATGCTGGGCGCCTTCGTCGAGAAGATGCCGAAGGTGCTGATGTCGCTGGGCCAGATCAGCAAGGCCGTGGTGATGCTGGTCGGCGCACTGGATTCGCTGGCACAGGCCTTCGGCGGCTGGGACACACTGATCGTGGCCTTCAGTGCCGTGATGGTGGCCAAGGGCGTATGGGGTATCTATCAGCTGGTGGCGGCGCTGGGTGTGCTGAGCGGCGCCATCGTGATGACGCCGGCGGGCTGGTTCATCCTGGCCATCACTGCGATCGCCACTGCGGCCTACATGATCACGAAGCACTGGGAGCCGATCAAGAAGTGGTTCTCGGACCTGTGGGACGGCATCATCGGCGGCGCCAAGCGCGTGGGTGATTGGCTGGCCAGCCATCTGCCGGCCTGGCTGCTGCCCGGTACCGGCGGCGTGTCCGCGGGTGGCGCGACGGTATCGACCGGCCCGTCGGCGGCCAGCGTGGTGGGCGCTGCGGCGGCGGGCAACCGCGGCACCTCGCCGATCCGGCCCGAGTTGAGCGGCACACTGAAGATCGAGTTCGATGATCAAGGCCGGCCGCGTGTGCGCGAGCTGCGCAAGGCGCCTGGCGGCCTGCTGGACTTCGATGTCTACAGCGGCGCGGTGATGGTGGGAGGCTCATGAGCTGGCGCGACCAACTCCAGCCGGCCAGCTTCCGCGGAGTGCCCTTCTTCGTTGAGAGCCACGAGGCCGAGGTCGGCCGGCGCGGCGAGGTGCACGAGTTTCCTCAGCGCGACGTGCCCTATGTCGAGGACTTGGGCCGGCGCGGCCGTGTGCTGACCGTCGAGGCCTATGTGCTGGGCACCGGCTACATCGCCCTCCGAAATCGGCTGATCGAGGCAGTGGAGCTGAAGGGCCCTGGTGCCCTGGTGCACCCGTACCTGGGCGAGCTGCGCGTGTCGGTGAGCACCTGCAAGCTGCGCGAGTCGTCCGAGGAGGGAGGCCGTTGCCGGTTCACCATCCAGTTCGTCGAGGCTGGCGAGGCCCGGTTTCCGTCTGCCAGCATCAGCACTGGCGCAGCAGCGTCTGCGGCAGCCGATGCCGCTGTGATGGCGGTGCAAACCAGCTTCACGGCCCGTCATTCTGTGGCGGGCAAGCCGGCGTTTGTGGCCAATGCCTCGGCCGGCATCTTCACGCAGGCCCTGGCCGGCATGCAGGCGGCCGTGGCCAAGGTTCGTGGTGCCGCCGACCAGGTGGCCCAGCTGCAGCACAGCCTGGATGAGCAGCGCCGCGACCTGACCACCTTGATCTATGCGCCGGCCAGCGCCGCCCAGGCCTTGGTGGGCAATATCCGCCAGCTGCTGCGCAGCGTGGCCACCACGCCGCGTGATGCGTTGAGCCTGGCCCGCACGCTGTACAACTTCGGCGCGTTGCTTCCGGCGGTGAGCCCCAGCACCACAAGCCGTCGGGCCCAGTACAACAACCAGCGCGAGCTGGTGCGCCTGGTGCGTGTGGTCTCGGCGGCCGAGGGTGCACGCGCTGCCACCGGCGTGGCGTGGGAGAGCTTCCAGGATGCCGTGGGTGCCCGCGATGAGCTGGTGGCGACGCTGGACGATGTGATGCTCGACGCCGACCTGGTCGACGAGGTTTACCAGGCCGTGCGCACCCTGCGCTCGGCGCTGGTGCGTGATGTGGCGGCCCGCGGTGGCGACCTGGCGCGCCTGGTCACATGGGTGCCGCAGGCCACCGCGCCTTCGCTGGCGCTGGCGCAGCGCCTGTATGCCGATGCGATGCGCGAGCCCGAGCTGGCGGCCCGCAATGCGATCCGGCACCCACTGTTCGTGCCGGGGTCCGTACCGCTGGAGGTGCTTGCAGATGGCTGACGCTGCGCTGGACCTGCTGGTGGGCGGTCGCAGCTACGCGGGCTGGAAAGAGGCCCGTGTGCAGCTGAGCATGGAGCACTGCGCCGGCGGCTTTCGCCTGCGCGTGAGCGAGCGCTGGGCTGGCCAGGCCGACGATCGTGCGATTCCGGCCGGTGACCGCTGCGAGCTGAGGGTCGACGGTGAGACGGTGATCACCGGCTATGTGGACAGCACCGAGTGCAGCATCGACGCCAAGGCGCACGATGTGGAGGTGTCCGGTCGTGACGCCACCGGTGACCTGGTCGACTGCAGTGCGGTGCGCAAGGCGGGCCAGTGGCGGGGCCTGCGCATCGAGCAGATCGCGGCCGAGCTGGCGGCGCCCTACGGTGTGGCGGTGCGGGCCGATGTGGACACCGGCAAGGCGCTGGCCAGCTTTGCGCTGCAAGAGGGTGAGTCGGTGTTCGACGCCATCGAGCGTGCGGCGCGGATCCGCGCGTTGCTGCTGGTGAGCGACAGCAAGGGCGGCCTGCTGATCACGCGGGCCGGAACCAGCCGTGTGGCGATGCCGCTGGTGCTGGGCGTCAACATCCTGGCGGCCAAGGCGGGGCTGGACATGCGCGAGCGATTCAGCAGCTATACCGTCAAGGGCCAGGCGCCTGGCAGCGACTTCTTCAACGGCCCTGCGGTGTCGCAGATCAAGGCCCAGGCGGTCGACCCGGCGGTGCAGCGCCACCGGCCGTTGATTGTCACCAACGACACGCCCGACGTGGCGGCCACGCTGGTGCAGCGTGCGCAGTGGGAGGCGAAGGTGCGGGCCGCCAAATCGGTGGAGGTTGAGGTGACCGTGCAGGGCTGGCGCCACCCGGCTGGCCTGTGGCGGCCGAACGCGCTGGTGCGCGTGGTGGCTGCGCCGTTGCGCCTGGACCATGACCTGTTGATCACGGCCTGCGCTTTCAACCTGGACGACAAGGGCTCGACCACGGTGCTCAAGCTCACCCGGGCCGACGCGTACACGCTGCTGCCGATGACGGCCCCCGGTGCGGGCGCGGCCGGCTTCTGGACGCTGCCCAAGCCCCAGGGCACGGGAGCCACGCCATGAGCGGCCTGCAGCGCGTTTTGCGGCCGCTGGTGCAGCGCATGCAGCTGATGATCGGCCGTGCCGTGGTGCTGCTGGTCAACGACGGCACCAAGCTGCAGGGCCTGCAGGTCAGCCTGCTGGCCGATGAGGTGCGGGGCGATGTGGAGCGTTTTCAGGACTACGGCTTCACCAGCCACCCGCACCCGGGTGCCGAGGCGGTGGCGGCGTGCGTGGCCGGCAGCCGAGACCATGTGCTGGTGATCGCGGTGGACGATCGCCGCTACCGCCTGGCCGGCCTGGCCCAGGGCGAGGTGGCGATCTACACCGACGAGGGCGACAAGATCGTGCTCAAGCGTGGCGGCACCATCGAGGTGACGGCTGCGACCAAGGTGCGTCTGGTGGCACCGGTGGTGGAGTGCAGCGGCAACCTGACCGTGGCCGGCAGCATCACATCGGGCGCCAGCATCACGGCTGCGGCCAACGTGGCCGACCAGGGCGGCGCCAAGACGATGGCCGGCATGCGCACGGCCTACAACAGCCACGACCACAGCCCAGGCCCCACGCCTGACCCGGGGATGTGACATGAGCGACATCCGTACCGTGTGGCGTGATCAGGGTGGTGAGTGGCTGGTGGCCGGCCCGTCGCTGGCCGACGACGATGGGCTGGAGACGGCCGTGGTGCTGAGCCTGTTCACCGACCGGGTGGCCACCGAGGGCGACACCTCGGTGGAGCCCACGGCCCGCCGGGGCTGGTGGGGCGATGCCTACCCGGAGGTCGACGGCGACCGCATCGGCTCACGCCTGTGGCTGCTGGCCCGGGAGAAGCAGACGCCGGCGGTGCTGGCCCGCGCTGAGCTGTATGCCCGCGAGGCCCTGCAGTGGCTGGTGGACGACGGTGTGGCCAGTGCGGTGGATGTGTCGGCAGAGCAGGTGAGCCTGGGCGTGCTTGGCCTGGCCATCACCATCACGCGCAGTGCGCAGCCGGTGCTGCGCTTCCGCTTCGATTCGTTTTGGAAGGGGGCTTGAATGCCGTTTGCACGACCCACTCTGGCCGAGCTGATCGAGCGCGCGGCGTCCGACATCGAGGCCGGCCTGCCTGGCACCGATGCACGCCTGCGCCGCAGCAACCTGGCGGTGATGGCCCGCATGCATGCCGGCGCAGTGCACGGCCTGTATGGCTACCTGGACTGGCTGGCCCAGCAGCTGATGCCGGACACCGCGGAGACGGTGTTCCTGGATCGGTTCTCGGGCATCTGGGGCGTGATTCGGGTGCCGGCGTCGTTCGCCTCGGGCCCGGTGACGGTGACCGGTACGTCGGGCGTGGTGGTGCCCTCTGGCACGCAGATGCAGCGCAGCGACGGTGCCGCCTTCGTGACCACAGCGGATGCAACGCTGGCCGCAGGCACTGTGGCACTGCCGGTGGCTGCGGTTGTGGCAGGCGCTGCCGGCAACGCGGTGGCTGGCACGCAGATGACGTTCGTGCAGCCGGTGGCAGGGGTGGCCAGCGCCGGCAACGTGGCAGCCGGTGGCCTGGTGGGAGGCGCTGACCGGGAGACGGACGATGCACTGCGCGGCCGTGTGATGGCGCGGATCCAGCAGGCACCGATGGGCGGCGCCCAGGCCGACTATGTGGCGTGGGCGTTGGAGGTGGCGGGCGTCACCCGCGCCTGGTGCTACCCGCTGGAGGGCGGCCCGGGTACGGTGGTGGTGCGCTTCGTGCGCGATACCGACGCCAGCCTGATCCCTGATGCGGGCGAGGTGGCCGCGGTACAGGCCTACATCGATGACCGGCGACCGGTGTGCGCGCAGGTGACGGTGCTGGCGCCGACGGCCGCAGCGCTGAACATGTCGATCACGTTGACGCCGGGCACTGCGGCGGTGAAGGCGGCGGTGACGGCTGAGCTGGCCGATGTGCTGCAGCGCGAGGCCTATCCCGGCGGCACGATCCTGCTGAGCCACCTTCGTGAGGCGATCAGCGTGGCCGCGGGCGAGACGAACAACGTGCTGGTGTCACCCGTTGCCGATGTAACGCACAGCGCTGGCCAGATGCCGGTGCTGGGCACCATCACGTGGAGCTGATGCGATGACGGTGGTGCGCCGGCTGACCGAGGGCGATGGCCTGCAGCTGCTGGAGGATCCGGTGGCGCAGCGGCTGACCGCGACGGTGCGCCGCGATGTGGTCGCATTCCTGGCCGACCTGGCCAGCGTGAGTCGGCCTGACCGTGGCGCTGGCGTGGTTGGCTTCAGCACGGCAGTGGCCTATCCCGCCGGGACCATCGGCTCGCGGATCAATGCCATCCTGACTGGCATCGGCGAGGGCCAGCCCTGGGCCGACGTGGATGCGCTGGTGGCCGACCTGGCTGGGCGCTTGCCCACGGGTGCGCTGAGCAGTGAGGTGCAGGACGTGCTGGCGCTGGTGACGGCCAATGCCGCGGTGGCCGGCAGCGTGTCGGCGCGCATCAAGGCCGAGGCCGATCTGCGTGTGGCCGACATTCAGGCCGAGGTGCTGGCGCGGCAGTCGGCCATCTCCGCAGCGGTCGACGGCCTGGTGGCAGAGGTGGTGGCGCTGTTCGAGGCGGGGGATGAGACGGTCAACAGCCGTATCACGACCGAGGTCGGGCAAAGCATTTCGCGCGACAGTGCGCTGGGGGTGCGCGTGGACTCCGTCAGCGCACGGCTGGACAGCGGCGACATAGCGACGTCGCTGGCGGCCGCTGCCACCTATGCCTACACCAAGGCCGCTGTGGACGCCGCGCTGGCCAGCACCAGCAGCACGCTGCGGGCTGAGTTCAGCGGCGCGGACGATGCGATCAAGGCTCGGCTGAATGCCGGCGGCGACATCGCC